CTCTATTCTTTTATATTATTTTTTTTTTTTTTTTTCATAGCGTAAAGGTATAAAAGCCGTCAGGGTCGTCAGGGTCGTCAGCCGTCGAAACGATGATTCAAATGAATCCCGATATATTTCGCACCTCGTTCGCCTTTAATCTTTTGGTATTGCTTCGAGACTTCCATACCGAACTTCGTACTCGTATGCACATACTGTTCGCCGCTTCTCGCCCAGTCTTTATACGCCGCGTACAGCATATTCGCCGGTACATCTCCTCCCGGCTCTGTACACTCTTCGAGAAACTGCGAAATGCTGTCCATCTCGTGTCGGTACTCTGCCACAGCCTGATATACGGCGGCGGGCATTTTCAGCCCCTTGTCCTGCTTGTACAGCTGATAGCCGCGCACAGCCCAGGCGAGGATTCCGGGCAACTCTCTCCTCAGCTTGCCGGGGAGCTGCTTGTCCTTCTTGTCGTCCGGGATACAAACCGTGAACGGGATCATGTGCACACGCCGCCAGATACCGGTGTCGGTGCCGCGGATGATCGGCTTATGGTTCGTGCCCATCCACAACTTGAATTCCGGCATAAACTCGAATTCGTCGCCGTAGAGCTTTCGCGCCGTCACAGGGTCTTCGCCGGAAAGCTGCTTTATCAGTCCCTCGTTCAGCCGCATTCCTTCGTTGGGCTCGACGGAAGTCACAAACCGTGCGGATTTCAGCCGGGCAATGTCGCTGTTCGCTCCGCCGCCCGAGGACGGTTTGACCATGATCGTTTCGGGCTGCACGTTCGCGGCGTAGTCTCCGCATATCTGCCTGACTGTGGACAGAAACGTCGATTTACCGTTCGATCCTGAGCCGTAGAGAAAAAACACACACTGCTCTGACGTGTCGCCGGACAGCGAGTAACCGACGGCTTTCTGGATGTACCTGATCAGGTCTTCGTCACCGGCGAATACCGTGTCGAGGAACGTCAGCCACGTTGGGCATTCCGCCTCCGGGTCGTACTCAACCGGAACGACTTTCGTCATGTACCGGTCGGCTTCATGCTCAAACAGCCTGCCGCTTTCAAGGTTGATATAGCCGTTGACGGCGTTCAGAAGCGTTGTGTCGGTGTCTGTCTGTTCCGGCAGAATCGGGAGATGATGATGCAGCTCTTCAAGCATGGCCTTCTTAGTCGCGCTTGACCGGCTTCGCTTCCGCCACTTCTGGAACGCCTTAAATTCGTCACTCGGGTTCTCCGGGTCGCCGGTGTCATACAGCCGTGCTTCGGCGTCCATCATCTGGATTGACCGCTCAGCCGCCTTTTCGATTTCGCCGCCGCGGTCTGATACCCACTTGCGGCGATCATAGTACAGCCAACGCTTATCTACGTACGAGTATCTGATGAACCCGCCGAAATAGTCGCAGAAGCGCTCAGCGTTGCCCATATCGTCGAATGAGTACATCTTAGGGGTAGATGTACCCCCGATGGTTACATACGCTCCTGCGGCGTTCTGAAGCCTCTCAGAGGGGGTGTAGACTTTCGAGCACCCGGCGATAGCTTTCTGAATCGTGAATATCCCGTAGGTGCTTCCTGCCTGCTGTCTGTCCCACTTCTCACGCATGAGCCCCGACTGCCGGAACATGGCGTCCATCTTCGTGGCGTCGCACCTGCACCAGAACGCGAGGTGGTTGCACAGCGCCATATCCGCCTCAGACTGTGACGGGTAGCCGGTGCAATCTCCATGCCAGAGCCGGAAGAACTTGTCCGCCGACGCCGACCGCTGAATCGCGGCGAGTATGTCGTCTATGGAATCCGGGCAGGAAGCGGGGGCTTCGATCGGGGCTTCGGCGGGGGTCGTGCCACCGCCTATATACTGCTCGTGAAGCGTCTTGATTGTCTCGGTGCACTCGGCGACATTCGGATACTGGGACGCCGACCTGCCGGTCATCACGAAGAACCTGCCGTCCTCATACATTTCGATGTTCTCGCGCCTCCGCCCATGTGGAGGGAGAGTGCCGCGGCAGATGATATGTATGCCGCCGCCGGACGTCGAGATTTCCGTGTAGCTTTGGAGAGTATCAACGAAATCCGCGAGCAATCCGGGTTCGCCTTGCATATATCTGTCAATTTCGTCCGTCACGCCGTCGATATCCACACCGAAATATGGGCTGTTCGAGAACATGAAGCCTATGCCGTCATAGCCTTCGGCGGTCGAGGCGATATCGAACCCGCACCATGTCGACGGGTCGTTTGATCTTGCCGGTTCTCCGGAGCGCGGATCATAGGGAACCTTCCGGGGCTTACCCCTTTCGGGGTCCGGCACGAGCTTCCAGCTCACCCAGTTCGGGAGGGCTTTCAGCTCTGCCGGAATTTTGTCGTAGTTGGCCATCGGCTATCAGTTCCATGGCAGAGCAGAGCCGGGAATGCCGCCTGACTGCGTGTTCTGTGCCTGAGCGGTATTATTAACCGTGCTCGTGCTTCCGGCGCTCTGGCGAGGCTGTGGAGGCTCAGGGATGTATGTCAGAGGTCCCGCCTCCGAGGGGTTCCAGTACTTCACCTTGAGATACTTCTTCCCGTTGTACAGCTCATGGTAAAGCTCTAGCTGCACTGCCTTGCCCGCGAGATCAGCGAGCATTTCACCGAGCGACTGGTAGTTCTTGCCTTCCGGCAGAGCGGCGGCTTTCGCGATACGCATGACCTGTGAAAAGCTGTACCCGCCGACAGCGGCGTCGAGTTCCTTCGGTTCGCGGAGCTTGTACATCCAGTGGGTCAGAGTGCGTCCGGCGCAGGTCTGCTGCACGTCCTTGCGGATTTCGCAGTTGATGACCACACAGCCGTGCTCTTCGGCGGCGCGGGTGATTGCGGCTTCGTATTTTCCCTCGGGGATGATCTCGTTCAGTTCCTGATAGCTTAAGTTAAACATTAAATTTAATCCTCCAAAATTAATTTTCTCGCATCTTCGACCGAATAGGCGATACCGGCGATAAACCCGTATTCGCGCATTCTCAAGACGAACCTTTCCTGCTCCGGTCGGATTTTTCCGCCGGGCTTTTTGACTTCGATGAACACTGCCTTGCCGTCCGAAAACCGGACACCGAACAGATCAGGGAATCCGACTGGAAGACCGGTCGTGACAAACCTGCCGTCCTTCGTCACCCAGCTTCCGACGTTCGCCCGGAACAGCAGCGCGATGTCTCCACACTGTGTGCGGATGAGGTTCTGCACGTCATGCTCTGTCATGTATCAGTCCTCGCGTCCGTGCCTGGTGCCATGCCCAGCCCGGCTTATAGCCATGTTGTTTTCCGTATGCTTGCAGCTCCGCGTATGTCTTGCAGTCTGACGGCTGTGTGTACCTGAGCGTGAAGCCCTCGATACGGACAAGCTCAGCCGCCTTTTCCTGTATCTCTCTGACTTTCTTCGGGAGAGGAGCGCCGCACCACGGGCATTGACGCAGCTCGTTCGGCTCAAATACCCGGAAGCACTCGGGGCAGGTGACGATTTTCACGTCGTTCTGCTCGCGCGGCGCCTTCTTCGTCCGGTCTTTCTTTTCGAGCGACCATTCCCGGTCGTCGTCCGGCATTCCGAATCGGGCGTAATTGCCCACGTGGTCGATGATCACCGCTTGCTTGCCGGGCATATAGCGCATACATCGCATTGACTGCTGTATATACAGTGTCAATGATTTCGTCGGTCTGAGAAGTATCGCGCACCCGCAGTCAGGCACATCGAATCCCTCGGAGATCAGATCGACGTTGCACAGCACCCGGATTTTTCCGGCGCGGAAGTCGGTGATAATGCGATTTCGTTCCGGTTTCGGCGTCTCGCCGTCGAAGTGGACGGCGGGAATTCCGGCTTTCGAGAACGCCTCCGCGACTGCTTTCGAATGCTTGATCGACGCGCAGTAGCAGATAGCTTTTTCGCCTTTTCCGAGGCTTTTGTAATTTGCGATGACGTCTCCGTAGATAGCGGATGACATCAGCCGCGATTCAATTTCGGACGCAACGTACTCGCCCTGCTTGACGTGCAGCCCGGTGAGATCAGCGACACTCGGCGCGAAGTAGTCATACGGAGCGAGGAAGTGATTTTCAATCAGCCACTTCGCGGATACTCCGATGACAAGCCGGTCGTTGACGTCTCCGAGCCCGTCGCCGTTCAGTCTGACTGGCGTTGCCGTCACTCCGACGCGATAAGCCCTCGGAAACGCTTCATATATCCGGCGGTATGACGCGGCGAGCGAGTGATGGTTTTCGTCGGTGATAATCAGCGACGGCGGCTGCATTTTATGAACCCTGCGCGTGATTGTCTGCACCATGCCCACAGTGCAGTACTCCATGTCGACGCCCCATCCGATGAACGTCCGGACAATCTGGTCGACGAGCTCTTTTCTGTGGACGAGGAACAGCACACGGTTGCCTTTCCATGTCGTACGGCGTGCCATGTCTGCCACGATACAGGATTTTCCCGCCCCGCAGGGGAGTACCACACACGGCGCTCGCGCCCCTTCCGCCCATGCCTGATGGACGCGGTTGACGACATCAACCTGATACGGTCTGAGCTGCTGCATTCTTCGCCTTTCCCGCACAGCTCATACAGAGCTTGCGCCCATATGTTTTCGTTGTGCCCTCGACGATCTGAGCGACGGTGACGCCGCGTTCCGGCAGTATCACGTGCCCGCAGTCCGCGCACCTGTCCGGCTCCGCCCCTTCGGCGAGCCAGTCGCGGAGCTTCTGCCCGATCTCCGGGGTTATCGGCGCGTTGAAGTCGTCGAGGAACGTCGTGTCCTTTGAAGCCGTCGCGTAGTGTGCCCGGTCAAGATTCAGCACAACGTCGAACTCGTACTCGGTGTTTTCGCGTTGTATCGGCGCGAGACCGATCTTAACCGGGACGTTCTTGCCGCGGTCGTTCAGCTCCATCGCGTACGCCGTCTTCGTCCTGAGCGTCACGATGACGTGACAGGGGAGCGAAAGCAATGTGGTGATGAGCGTATTCTGCACCTTTCCTGCTTCGTCCCATGCGGTGTACGAATTCTTGCCCTTCTGCTTCTCGACCTCCGCTTTATACTCGAGGACGCCGCCTTCTCCCTCCCAGGCATGGGACAGGGAATCGACGATCAGAACGCCGTCTTCTCCGACCGCTTCGGCTCCCGCCTTCGCGATCTCGATGTATCTGTCCGCTTTGTACGGCGGGACGAGTGGTTGATACAGAAACTCACCCGTACCCCACTCCGGGCGGTCTGCGTAGAACCGCGCTCTCTCATGCTCCGTGTCGATCAGAGCGACGCGCGACCAGTCGCCGCCTGTCATGCCCCCCGCTATCATCAGTGCCGACAGGGTTTTGCCCGAGCCGGAAGGACCCGTCAGCGCGAGCCTGAGCTTCGCTTTCTTCCTTGCTGCTTTCTCGAACATATGTCTTCCTCCTTACTTGATTATCAGGGACTTCGTGCGCACGATTTGAGCGCCGGGAAGCTCCGTGCCGGAGCGTATCGCGTCCTTGACTGCCGTCTTGTTGATGTCCGGCGTCGAATACCTGAGCAGATCGTCGCGGTCGTTCCGCTGTGCCCAGTCGATAAACCCGAGTTCATCAGCTACTTCCACACTCTCGGCGTTCTGCCTGATAGTGAGCTTCGCGAGCGGCTCGTCGACCTTCTTGACGTCGGCGTTTATCATGCAGTCCATGATGTACTTTTTGAAGCGCTCGATTTCGCGCTTCTTCGACGCACTGCGCTGCCGCAGCGACTTGATTTCGGCGTCGAGCGCTCCTGCCTCGGCGGTGAGCTGCTTGACGAACGCGCCGCAGTTCGCGAGCTTGTCCGCCATCTCGCCGTCAACGGCGTCGAGAGTGTCGAGGAGCGCGTCGGTGAGCTGCTGGCGGTACTCGACAAGATCGTCTATGATCTCGTTGTTCTCGTCGAGGTAGTGCCCCTCGGCGTCGGTGTCCGGCTCCCAATCGGTGTAGTCGTCGATGAGCTTAAGCACCGACGCGTAGCGAGATGAAATGTTGAAAAGGCTTGACATTTTGTTCCTCCTGTGTTATAATGGTTGTGGATGATTTTATCTGCCCGCGACCGGAGTTGCTGCTCCGCCGCGGGCGTTTCCTTTACGCCCGCACTCTGATGATGAGTATGTCATCGTCAATCGTGCGCTCCGTGCGGAACTCTGCGTCGCTGTTTACCTCGCGCGCCGGTATGAATACCCGGTCGCGTCCTTCGCGCGTCAGAGCCCGCGAGAGCGCCTCTGCGAGGATTTTGTTCGTAGCCTCGAGGATTTTGTTCGAGGCTCTGAGTTCATCGATTGTGCGGTCCTGCTTGCGGATGAGCTCGGTCTGTAAGCTGTGGATTTTTTCGTAGTCGACTTCGGTGATCATGTCCACACCTCACGCAGTCTTGCTGTTCTTCTCGCTCGACGCCTTGCCGGCTTCAAAGCCTTTGCAGTAGCACTCGAGCGGCAGAAGGTCGCTTTCGCTCATTGCGACGAGATGACGCAGGATGTTCGCGAGCAGATCGGCGTTTTCGGCCGAGAGCTTTTCAGTTTTTGCCATTGTTATTTTCCTCCATTTTCTTGATTTTTGCGTATCGGCGTTCGAGATCGCCGATGTTCAGCCCCCACGCCTGGTAGGCTGCGTCCGCGTCAACTGTGCGGTTGTTCATCAGCGGAATTCCGAGTTCTTCCATCTTCTCCCGTGCGAGCACCTTAAGTTGACACACTTTGCCTTTGCTCAGACCGCCGAAGATCTCATTGATCTCAGCGTTGCCGAGCTGTGGTTTTGTGTAGTAGGCGGTCACTGCCGTCTCTACACTTGCGATCATTGGTACGTTGGTCATGTGGTTCTCCTTTCTTTCAAAATCTGATTTCTCGGGAATCAACACCGAGCAGACGGCAAGCCGTCAGTATCTGCCGACGACGGATCAGGTACTTCCCGCGCTCAATCAACCATTGACCGCGCACAAAGTCATCAGCATAATTGCGAATATCTGCCGGTTCAGCGACATATGCCTTAATCTCGGCTTTAAGTGCATCTCTCTTGTCATCGAGGGCGAAGAAAGCATCTTTATACCGATTAAGATTTCTGACGCAATATGCGTTGAAGGCACGGAAATAAGCGCGATTGACGGCGCCATATCGTTTCAGCGTGTGTATATAACCCATTTTCTCACCTCCTTATTCTGCCCGGGCTTGCGACCGGGACTGCCGCATTACCGGGGGCTTATGCCCCCGTCACTCTGCGTCTGACAATATCCGCTATTGCGTTCATTTCTTCGACTTCGGTTGCATTCGGGTGTTTTGCTTTCCACTTCTGGGCGAGCAGGACGTCTTCGCGGCGTTCGATTGCTTCCTCAGGAGTTGCGGCGACGCACATTTCAAACCCGTTCAGGAGGGCGCGCTTCAGACGTCCGTTCTCGTCGACCTCGGAGTACGGCACCGTGCCATACTGGTGATCGGTGCCCCACTCTGGCTCGCGGACGAGGGCAAAATCCATGCCCTCGATGACTACTTTCTTGACTACTGTTTTCATTTCTTTATCCTCACTTATCTGCAATACATCTCGAGCTGTCCGTCGATGTACTCATACTCGATACCGTTGACGTTGAACCGGACGTAGTTCCAGTCGGTCGAAGAATAAAGCGGCTCGCGCTCGTAGGTCTCCGCGACTCTCATCCGGCGGTGCTTGTTGACCTCAAAAGTTTCCACAGTGTGGATGATCTTCACTCTCTTGACGTTGAACCCGAGCTCCTCGGCGATGAAGTTCGCGGCTTCCTCGTCGGTCATGACCTTCGTGAAACTGTCCTCTTTGAGCTTCACGTAGTCGCGCTGAGTCATCTGCGTCCCGGCGCTCTTGCAAAGCGTCCATTCGAGCTCGGCGTCGAGCTGTGCTTTCAGCTTCTCGATCTCTTTCTGCTGAGCGTTCAGGCGCTCTTCCATCGCGTCGTGTTCGTGCATTCCGAGTTCGGTCTGGTCTTCGATGTAGCGTTCAACTTCGCGGGCGATCTTCTCGGCGAGCCCGTTCTCGTTGGCTCTGTACGCCTTGCAGAAGGCGTCCTTGTCGCCGTCGAAGTCCATGTATGACTTCTCGATGAACTTGTAGTGCTCGTAGGTCGGGTAGAAACCCGTGCGCTCGGTGAATTCTTTGATGTTCATTTTCTTTATCTCCTCTCAGAATCTCTCAATTCTCGCGACGCGCTCGCCGTATATGAGCCGTGCCGCTTTTATCGCGGGGAACTTCTGGTTCTTGCTGACGAAAATTACTCCGATGGTTTCGGTCATTCTGCCGCCTGCGCGATTTAATCTGCCGGAATAGGCTTGTACATCGTATCTCTTAAGCTCTCCGTACATTCTCGCGGAGCTGAAATCCGCTGACCCCTCGCCTATAAGCTCGCCGGTCTCGGCGTCGAATTCTTTATAGCCGATCTCATAGTATCCACTCTGATTAATTTTCCGATCTGCTTTTTTGATGGTCTTGACGTTTCCGGTGTAAACCCGGATGATTGTTTCGTTCATGGTGTGTACTCCTTTATGGTTGTGTCAGCCTTGTTTTCGTTTTCTCTTGGTTGCTGTATCCATTATATCACACTTTTGACTGGTTGTCAAGACCTTTTTGAAAAAAATAAAATATTATTTTGGTTCTCACATCCATTGACAAATGCACGATTATGTGTTATAATAAATGCAAGGAGGTGATAATGATGAGCGAGCTCAAAGACCGGTTTCGCGAACTTAGAAAATCAACCGGGCTTTCGCAGACCGATTTTGCTGAAAAGCTGGGCTGTGGACGCGGGGTAATTAAAGGCATTGAAGAAGGAAAGACCGATATAAGCTCCGCTTTTGCCGATCTCATCTGCCGCATATACAGCTGTGACCGTATCTGGCTTGAAACCGGCGAAGGCGAGATGTTTCGTGAACCGACCATCGACGAGCAAATCGCCGGTTTCGTCGGCGACGTCTTATCAGACAAGGGAGACGAGTTCCAGAAGCGCGTCATGCGCATTCTCGCGTCACTCGGTCCGGAAGGGTGGAAAGCCCTGAGCGACTTTCTGGACGCTGTCGAGAAGGCAGACAAGCAATAAAAAAAGGAGTGGGAATTTTCCCACTCCTTTTCATTCGTCCCTCATCAGGCGTCGAATAAATGCGTAGACGGCTTTTAGCTGTGCCTCGGTCGCGCGGTCGAGCATTTGGTTGATTAACGATCTCAGATTCTTCATTATGTAGCCTCTTTTCGTTCGATTTCATCTTTTTTCGAGAAATTTCGTTCGGATACTTGACATTTCGTTCAAAAGGTGATATAATGTACCTGTAAACATATTATACATCATACAAAGCGTAATAGCAAGCCCTAGTTTCTGGAAATAGTTACCAATTTTGTGAGAGAGAAGTGAGCCAAATGAAGGTGAATATCCCACGGCTGAAAGGTAAGCTTGCGGAAAAGGGAATGACAGTACAGCAGTTTGCCGATCAGTCGGGCGTTTCGAAAACCACACTGTATCGCATTTACGACGGCACGATATCGGTTAAGTATTCCACGGTTGAACTTATCGCACAGTCTTTGGGTGTCTCGGTCGAATGGCTGATAACCGGAGACGAGACGCAGAATGAGACGATTGACGCAGAAAATGAGACTATTCCCGAGAATGGGAGCGAAGATTCAAAAATGGAAAATTCTGCCATTACGGAAATGAGGCTGCTTTTTGAGAGGCAGTTCGAATATCAGCGGAAACAGTTCCGAGCGGTGTTCATCCTGGCTATTGCTTTGATGACGTTTATATGTTTAATATTTATGATCGATATCCTGAACCCCGGCGCGGGGTGGCTGAGATATTGACGAGAGGAGAATGACATGAAATCACGAAAAATCGCACTATTCCTTTTTACCGTCTTCGCTTTTACCCTGTTGACAGCCTGTGGAAGCGCTGTGGCGACGCCGGAAGCTGCCCTCGACGGCTACATGACAGCATGGGTTAATCTCGATTCCGCGAAGATGAACGAATATTTCCCCAGCGGCAATCAGGAAGAAATCCCCGACGATGACACGTATACAAATCTGTCAAAGCGGACGAAGTACACGATTGGAGCCGCCGAGACTGACGGCGATACCGCGACGGTAAAGATCACCATAACCACACTTGACATGAAAACCATCATGGGCGAAGTGATTTCCGAGCTTATGGGACAGGCGTTATCTCACATGGGCGATGACAGCTTTGACAGCGAAGCATATACAAACGAGCTTCTCTCGAAGAAGATGAGCGCGGAAGACGCCCCGATGACCACAAAAGAAGTAACAGCGTACCTCGAAAAGGACACAGACGGAAAATGGATATTGTCAGCGGAAGATAAGAACACTGATTTTATCAATGCGTTGACCGGTGATCTGATGACTGTCGCGGATTCGTTTAATTAAAAAAATAAGTGGTTGTTTCCATTCTGGAAATAACCACTTTTTAGCAAAAGGAGTGTGAACATCATGCCGATCTACAAAATGGACGGCAAAAAAGACGGCAAAAAGCAATACCGTGTGCGTATCAACTACGTCGATCAGTTCGGCAAGCCCCGGCAGATCGACCGGGTAGCCTACGGTTCGGCCGAAGCAAAGGATCTCGAGCGGAAGCTGTCCGAAGAGATCAAAAAAACGCCTCCCGCGGCGCGGAAGACATTGAAAGATCTGTATGACGAGTATATCGAGGTCTGCAAGCACGAGCTTCGCGAGACCACGTGGGATAAGAAGCGCCGGACGTTTGAGCATACTATAATCCCTCTCGTCGGGGATATAAAGCTAGATAAATTTAACGTTGTGGTAGCACAGAAATACAAATCAGATATTCTTGCCCTCGGGCTGAGCCCTGCAACGTCCAGCACGTATATCAAGGTACTGTCGACGATGATCAACTACGCCGTACGGATGGAGTATATACCCAAAAATCCTTTGCGGCAGATCGGCGGATATAAGACGCCGGAGTTTGCCGTACCGGAGAAAAAAGTCCGTTACTATACTTCGGACGAATTTCTCCGCTACATTGCTGTCGCGAAACAGCGAGCCGAGGCAAGCGGTGATCTTGACGAGTGGGGCTATTATATCTTCTTCATGGTCGCGTTTTACACGGGGATGAGAAAAGGTGAGATACACGCGCTGCAATGGTCCGATATCGACGGGAATGTTATCAAGGTCCGGCGAAGCATATCCCAGAAGATCAAGGGCAAGAGGGAAACAGAGCTGCTCGTAAAGACGCTATCGTCTGTCCGTGACATACAAATGCCACAGCCTCTTGTCGCCGCTCTCGAGGACCACAGAAAGCGACAACAGGTCATGACAGGCTTTAACGACAATTGGCTCGTCTGCCGTGGTGTTGGCTGTCTGAGAGATTCGACAATCGAGAAACGGAATCAGGCTTTCGCGGAGGCGGCAGGACTTCCACACCGCACAATACACGAGTTCCGACACTCGCACGCGTCGCTGCTTGCCAACAGCGGTATCAATATTCAGGAAGTCGCACGACGGCTCGGGCACAAAAATGTTACGATCACGTGGAATACATACTCCCACTTATACCCGCGTGAAGAGGAGCACGCGCTCGAAATCCTGAATAAAATCGTGTAAAATACGTGTATGGCAAATAAAAAATGCCGTAAATACGGCACTTTTCTGTATATTGGTGGACCATCTAGGAAACGATTTTACCGTTCTCGGGTGTTCACTGTGTTTCGCGCATATACCGAAAATGCCTGTATTTACTGACTTTTTGAGCACTCACGTTTCGCCGCTTTCACGCTCGAAAAAGCTGTTTTCGGAGAAAACGTGTATAAAACGTGTAAAGCCGGGGATTTTTCCCCGGCTCCGTCATGCGTTTTTACGATATGTCTTAAGCGCGTCTGAGATCAGCTCATTCGCAGTCATCCCATATGCCCTGCGAAGCTCGTCGATCAGCTCTTTTGTCGCCGACGACACGCTGATCTTCGCCCACTCTTTTTTCGCGCCGGTCTTAGCGTCGTAGTAGGCGTCTACGGGTCCGTAGGCGACCATAATCCAATCAGCGGCGGCTGTATTGGTCATCAGGTATATATCCTCTCGCACGAGCCCTTTACTCCGTACAGTGTGGATAAAGTACTTACCGGATTTCGTCCGGTAAAGGTACTCGGTATATCCGTCGTACCGCGATTCGCCGATCTGCTCCGCTGTGGAGGTATCGCACAGCGTGCCTTTAATTGTTCTTTTCACTTTCGTACTCCTTTATGAGGCAGCCGAAGCACCGTCCTGTGAAATCAGTCATAATAAGATACCCTTTCGACGATCCTGACGCCCTGAATCGGGCACTCGAGCGCGTAATTCATGATGCAGTTACGATCGACGTCGTAGGTAAGCATGATGTTCTCGCCGCCGTTCTCGGGGACAAGAAGCGGATCGCCGTTCTCGTTCTCGCTGAGGCGGTATCCTTCCGGGATGGTGATGATCAGACCGAGTTCCTGCTCGCAGGAGTGGTCGAAGTGGTCTTTGTCGAAGTGGCGAACGCAGCACGGTGCAAATCTGCGGCCGTTCATAAAATCGTACCAGGTGTAAATCTTTGCTATTTTCATCCGTTTGTTAGGGTTAAGCTCTGATTCCCAGATCGAGGTTTCAGCGATGAGTTCGCCAGTTTCGAAAACGTCATCTTCGTCGATCTCGACAAGTTTTATTGTCCACTGGCAATCGCCTTCTTCGCCGTCGCTCAACGCTTCTGCGGTGTCAACGACATAATCGAAGAGCGATTTGTCGTTGCTTTTAATCAGCTGCTTCCATGTCTCTACGTCTTCGGGCTTGACGTCCCAAGATTCGACTTCATCTTCCCCGCTAACCCAGCCGGTTCCGTTGATCCATTCATGCGCGAAAAGTCTTGCTTCGTACTTCATAATAATTTCTCCTTCTCGCCGTGTAGTTATTCTTTGTCCGGCGCGATGTCAGCGCCAACAACGATTTTCACGGACTGGTAATGTCCCTCATCGTTGCTGTACTTGTCAATAGTTTCCATTGACTTGATTCGGCGCAGACCGTATGCGGTCTTGATTACGCCGTCTGACGTGCCGCGCCAGCCGTGGTAGCGGCAGATTTCAGAGTTCATGTTACCAGGCATCCCCTTTCCGTTGTCCTTCATGACGCGGAATGATTCGGTGCTATCCGGAGCGCCTTCGCGCTTATATCCGTAGAGGATAACCGCGTCACCGACGTGATAATCGGTGTAAATGTCATTGACCGATCGATTGTAGTTTGTGTCGATGTAAAGGGTTTTCTGCTTCATGATTGTTTTCTCCTTCGCGGTTTTGGGTTGTCCGCGTCCCTTGTGATGTATATATTATAGCACATTCGGTACAAAAAGTCAATAGGTTTACGAGAAAAAGTACCGTATTTATTTGTAAACGTTATATGAACAAGAAAAAGGAGCATTTCTGCTCCTTTCCCCTCGATATATGAGTTCTTTTTAATCCACGCCTTTGCAGGCGGCTGCCGGGGTTCGCCGCCCCTGCATTCTCATTATACCACAAGCAAACGCGTTTGTCAAGCGTTTTTTACAATTTCGCGGTAATATTCTGCAAGTTTTTTCAGCGGTTCGCCGCCGTCCTTATCAAACAGAAAGTCCTTCGCGAGCTGCGCGTAAAACTCCGGCTGATCGACGCTGAACGCCTCGGCGGTTGGGTAGTAATCTGAGTACATCATGTTCATTGTGGTGTTCCAAGCTTCGGGCGTGATGTGCTCAAACGCCACTCCCACACTCTGCGCGGCTCCGGACGTCTGTGAGATCGTCCAATGCCCACCGCGGGTGCCGTCAGCGTTGTCCATACGGGAATTCCATGCCGTGAGATCGGCGGCGCTCAGAGCCGCGCTCTGATGCCCCTCGCCGCCGTACAGACACCGCTCGACCGACCGGATATGTTCCCAGCACGAGAGCATACCGTCGACGGCCCTCGCGCTTTTCTCGCTTGCCGGAAGCGCGAGGTACTCGGCGATTTCCTTCTCGAGCCGGGCGCGATAGTCCTGTATGTGGGCTTTCATCACAGCTTCTCCACAGTTACCGCGACGTTGGTAACCTGTCCGGCGCCGTCGTCAAGACGCAGCGCGAGAAGCGAAGAATCGCAGTCAGTGAGGTTGCGGACGATTGCCGTTATAGGCAGCATTACGACGTCACCGGCTCCTGTGGCGGTCGCTGACGCGCTTGCGCCGGTGACTGCTATGCCATCCTTAAGCAGTGTCGCACCGATCTCTCCGGCTGCTGTGGGTGCTGCTGTGACGGCGACGGTGATCTTGTAATACCCGCGACCGGTTGTCGTGACGGCGTTGCCATCCTGCCGGAGATTACACCCGTAGCGCCGGATGGTCGTTCCGAGTGGGATAATGTCGCCGACCGCAAGTGTAGCCGCAGTGGTATTCGCCGTGTATATAGCAGATTTCATTTTAATCTTTCCTCCGTTTATTAAAATTGGGGCAGCTATTGCCGCCCCTTGAATCCTCGCCGTAAAGGGCGTTTATACCTTATACGTTGCCGTTGCACCCGCAGCCGCCGCAGAAGGGCGACTGTCCGGCAGTGTAGCTGTACGACATCGGGTATCTTACGACGCCGCAGAGCTGTGCCTGGAGATTCAGCTGGTTGATCTGCGCCTGCTGTGCCGCGATCGTCTGCTCGAGGCGCGACTTTTCCATAGCCGCGAACTTTGCGTCGATGTTGGCATTAATGGCAGCGGTGTTGATAGCGTTATTGTAATTAACGCTGTCGATTCCGCGCTGAGTGTTGCAGCAGCACTCGGCGAGCTGCCGGGAGATCTCGGACGCGTTGCCCGCGATCTGAGTGCCGAGGTTAGCCTGTCCGAGCGCAATCTCCTTGCCAAGCTGTCCGATGTTGCCCTGCATCTCGTAGCCGAGGTTGCAGATGCCGTTGCCCAGCGTCATAGTCTGGTTCTGGGTCTGGTCAGACAGTCTGCCGACTGCGTTCTCGAGGTTGTTAAAGTTCATGGCGTTACACAGTCCGGCCTCGGTCACGGGCTGTTCTGCCGCCGCGCCGCGATTTCCCCAGCCGAAGCCGCCGCCCATGAAGGCGAAGAGGAAGATCACGACTATCCACATCCAGCCGCCGGAGCCGCCGAATGCGCCGTCGTTATCGCGGGTTACCGCCGCGATGTCGGAGAGGGAGGGAGTTCCATCCATGTGGTTATACCACCTTTCATAATATTTATAGGCTATTGCCTATATTTCATTGTAACAATCGCATAAAATCCTGAGCCTGCGATTTGAGCTGTTCGAACTGTGCCTGAGACATTTCGCCGGTGCGGAGCTTCTCTTCGACGAGCTGCTTTGCGTGCTCCGGCGTCATTCCGCGGGCAAACTCCTTAAACTTTGCCACCATTGCCAGTGGGTTGCTTTGCGGCGGGCTTTGCCTCAGCGCTTGCAATATCGGGTTTTGCATATATCATGTCCTCCAACTTTTTTATCCGCGCCTCGAGGCTCGATGCGTCGACCGGCGTCGGTGTCTGATGCGGGATAATATCGTATGGCGTAAGCGTAGGGTATCCGGCTCCGTCTGTGGTCTTAAGCCACACGATAGGCGCGGTCTCGTCGAGCAGTAGAGCCGACGAGTTCGGCGGCAGGGTGTATGCCTGAGCGCCGTTCTGCCCGCTGACGCGCGTTACTTGCTGTGGCGGGAGCTGCTGCTGCATTTGTGGCCGCTGTTGTCCCCACATCATCGGCGGAGTAAAGGGGGATTGGTAGTTCTCAAACAATTTCATCACCTCTGTGTCTATATTGTACCACATTCAGACGCAAAAGTGTACGAAAAAAAAGCGGCACTTTCGTGCCGCTTTCCCGCCATTATATATGCCGTTGTATCTTTTGCTCGCAAGCCTTTACTATCCGCTGTGTCTGTCGGACGGACAGCTGAAAATGCTCCGCGAGGGGCTCGAATTTCTCACCGTCGAGCCATCGAGCCTTGAAGATCTCGCGCCACTGCCGATCATGGATGCACTCATCGATAAGCCGCGCCCACTCCGTGCGCGTGAGATCAGCCACGTCGTCAGCTCTCATTTCACGCCTCGCTTTCGGCGTCAGAGTCGGAATCTTGCTTGAACTGGTTAAAAAGCTCCCAGACGGTACTGTCGATCAGCGCCTGCATGGCGTCGGCGTCGAGGGTCGCACCGCGAGCCTCGAGGAAGCTTTTCGCGTATTGGTATTTCGCCTTTTTGTCGATCAGTCCGGAACGCGCAGCCTCCTCCGCAGCCTGTACGGCGATTTCAGCCCAGCGGATCAGTTTCTTCTGGTCGCTCTCCGAGACTTTTGTCGCGAACAGCTTCTTGATCTTCGGGATCAGGAAAATCGTCACTGCCGCGAAGATCAGCTTCACTGCCAGTTCCAGAATCGGCGTTATATCTATCTTGTTCATGCTCGATAAATCCTTTCTTGCTTATCTCTTTGTTTTCGGTGATTTTAATGACACTGCCGAGAGCGAGTTCCACCGCCCCGACGATCCCGCCGACCGAAAAAGCGGCGGTCAGGTCGGTGCCGGTGAGGGCTTGCAGAACGGCGATAAACGGGAGATATACGGCGAGGTATATCAGGACCGCGAGTATCAGCCGCTTTAAGTATCTCATACGCTCACCCAGCTCACGATCTCTTTGAGCAGCACCGCGCCGGGCTTGACCTGCCAGACCGTGTAGGTCTTGCCGACGAGCCGTGCCGGAACTTTCCGCCCTGTCGTGTAAAGGTCGCCGGGCTTTATCGTGTACTCGTCGCCGACCTTATACGTTTTCTTCGGCGCGGGCGGCTTGACGCCGTACCCGTAGTCGATGTCCACATACCCGACGGCTTTCGGCATTTTACACATACCGAACTGCCAGATCATGGCGTTCGAAAACGCGGGCGGGAGGTCGGTCGGCAGGACGGTGTCGAAAGTCGCCTTGCCGTCTTTGCTTTTGTAGGACGCGATCCATAGCGGGTATTTCGCGAGCCGGTCGGAGTTGAGCCGGTAGAGCCAGTAGTCGGGATTTGTGTAAACTCCGGCTTTATACCCGCGCTTCGTCATTTCGTTGCAAAAAGTGTCTATGATGTCCGTCCGGAGCTTCGGGCTATACGTCACTTTGTGCTTCGCGGCGTACCGCTCCGTGTCCGTGTCGTACTCAAAATCATAAAACACTGGCAAGTCGAGCTGATGCCCGCGCAGTGTCTCCGCGCACACCTCAGCTTCCCGCCGCGCGTCGGCGACGTTGAGCGCGTAGCAAAACCAGTACACGCCGACGAGCATTCCGCAATCTTTCGCCGCTTTGATGTGGGCTTCAAATTTCGCGTCCACCGCCGTGCCGTACCCGGCGCGGATGACACAGAAATCCACACCCTGTGACTTTATCGCGGGGAAGCTCCGGATGGTGTTGTGCCGAGAAATGTCGATTCCTCTCACGATTTCTCCTCCCCCATTAAGATAATCTTCACCGCCTCGACGGTTTCTTCGACCGTCGCGACGCGTTTTTCAAGCTTCGGATCTGTAGCGACGACCGGTTCAGGGCTTTCGTCCTTTTTCCCGGTAAAATCGGCTTCGGTCAGCCCCGCCGCCTTGATCATTGCTTTTTCAGTCTCACTCAGTGCCACTGCTTGCCACCTCCTTTAAGTCGCGGATAAATTTCACGGTATTCGGTACATCCAGCCTCAGCCCGCCGTCCGCGAGTGCGTGGTGCATCGTGATCGTGCCGCCCGGCTCCGTCGTCAGGAGCGGCAGTGCGCCGGTCATCAGGTCGGTGATGTCTGTGGTCGTCGGAGTGTCGAGGGCGGTATAACCATCCGTCGTCGCGGGCAGTCCGACACGCTGTACATAGTCCCACCCGTCCGCGCGCCGGACGATTTCATTGTAGAGGTTCCCAGCGCTCCATCCATATCCCGGCAGAGCCTTCACGGCGTCGGGGATGGGGTAGGTGGCGAGGGAGTATTCGCTATACATCAAATAGTTTCGCCCTTTAACCAGCCAGATTCTATATTTATCCGCATCATTCTTCGAGGAATACAGCTTACATTTGACGGTCAAGTTATTTTCGGGAACGAATGTGAGACTGGTGGCACCGTATTGCTTATACAAATTGCTCCCGTCAGCGGCATTTATATATAGCCCATCAACAATTGCATTCGAGCACAAGGTATATGCTTCGCCGGCAGCCACACCGACGTATCCCGATTCCATGTTAGCTACACCGATCAAATGCGTTTCTTTGATCAAATTCGCCCCCTGCGCCTCCACGTCCTCCACCCCCGCGCTGACAAGCTCACCCGCGTTGTATTCTGGGTGCTTCTCGGCGTAAGCGATGATCTCCGCAATTCGCGGGTCATCAGCGGCGGTCGGCTCGTTGCCGGAGCCGAAAAGTTGGGTGAGGTCGATGAGGTACGGAGCACAGTCTACATCGACAGCGACTCCGGCTTTTGCGGTATTAAAATAGAGTTGCGAGGCGCCTGAGAACGCAGGCTTAAAAACAGCATTTTTAGCCGTGCTTCCCGCAATAGCAACGGTGGCTACATTCACGTCGTTATACGCCAGAATATTTAGTCCTGTCAGCTTGTTGATTCCAGCGAATAAGTAATAATGGCCAGCTGCGGCACTCCATATTTCAGTATTCCGATCAATCATGTTGAAGTTCTCGCCGTTGCTCCCGGACGTACCAGCCATGATGATTCTGCGCCCAGAAGTGGTCGCTGTCACCGATGCACTTGTCGCATCTCTGTATTTCGTCTCGTCCACCCATTGATTCCACACCGCAGTCTTTCCGCCGATGCGTTCCACCTGTGCAAACCTGCACCCGGACGGCACGTTCTTGCTGTACGCCTCCGTGCTGTCCTCGACAAAATCATAGCTCTTGCCCTCGGACAGCTTCCACAGCGCGTCGGTCTTCGCCTTAAGCTCGACGTTTTCACGCCGGAGGAGGTCGATGTCTGTCGCGTTGGTTTTGATGCCCGTCGCGTTTTTCCCGATATTTTCGGTATTCGTCGCGATCTGCGCCGCGCTGTCCGTGATTTCCGCAGCTTTTTCGGTCGCGGTTTCGGCGGCGGTTTCGGCGGCGGTTTTCATTTCGGCGACGGCTTCGCGGTCAGCGGCGGTCTTCCCGGCGCTGTCCTGTGCGCTCGTCGCGGCGTCCTCGGCGCGTTTCACGGCGTCTGCAAGTCCTTCGGCGGATTTCGCGGCGGCGGCGGCGGCGTCTTTCGCGCCTTTTTCGTGCGTTTCGGCGGCGCTCACGCTGCTTGCCGCGTTCGTCGCGGACGTTGCGGCGTTTTGTGCATATTGCCCGGCGGCTGTCGCGGCGGAGGCGGCGTTTTCGGCGTTCTGCTCAGATTTCTTTTCGGCGGCGAGTGCAGCCTGCGCATATGTGGCGGCGTTGTCCTCGGAGGTTTTCGCAGCGGTTTCCGAGTTTTTCGCCTCTCTCTGCGAGATAGCCGCTTCAGCCGCGAGCCGGTTCACTTCGTCTAAAAACTCGTCGTACGGATCGGTTTTGGGCGATCCGGTCAGCGACTTGGCAATCGCGGTGTCATATGTCCACGTCTTTAGCCTTGTTTCCCCGGCGTAGTAGGCGAGTTCGCACTGCCCGCGCCCGGCGTTCTGCGTGTCCGCGCCGGTCAGCGCCCACACGACGGTGTCGCCGGTCTCGGTGACGGTCGCCGGATAAGCGTCAGCTTCTCCCGGTCTCTTCGCGGAAAGCCGGAAAGTTCCGTCCCCGAACTCGGCGCGGACGCCGGAGACGTCAAAAATCACTTCTCGCGCGAGGTTTTCGCCCTGCTTGCCTAGCATGATCAGTTTGCCCGGCACGGCTTTAATTTCGATCATTTTTTATCCTCCTCAGTCAATCATAGAGTGGATTCCCTGTGCCGTCAGAAAGTCTTTCTGCCGGTGCTTGACGTTCTCCGCATAGTCGAGTGCGGCGTGCATGTCTCCGTTGCAGTGGGCGTCGGGGATTCTTTGCACGGCGCGGGCTGTGGCTTCGGACAGCGCAATAGCGGCGTTCACGCTCTGTATTGTCATTATCTGTAGGTCTTCGCGGGCTTTTTCCCGCTCTGCGGCTTTTTCCTGCGCGGCTTTCTCACGCTTGATGATCCTTTGCTCAATCATCCAAAAGCAAAACGCCGTGACAGCGGTTGGCAGTCCGATGGCTGCGAGCATTTCTCCGATGCTCATTCAGTCACCTCCTGCCACAGCGCGGCGGTTCCGACGGCTCCCGGCTCCCAGACGTTGTTGTCGATGAGCGACACCCAGGTCTTGCCGTTATGCTTTACTTTGTCGCCTTTCATGTACGGGTTCGTCGAGTCGGGCTGCTCCCACTCGGGGACGACGGTCGGATCGGGGATTAGTACCTTCGCGAAAAGCGACGGCGCGGCGGTCGGCTTCCATCCCGCCTGCGAGTTGTGGTTTTGGAGCACGGTGTAAAGCACTCCGTCATCCTGGACCCGCTGTCCCTTGACATACGCGACGCCGTTCCCGCTCCACTTCGGATACAGACAGGTCGCGGAGACGGCTTCCGCCTCGGTCAGGCTTGCCGTCTCGGTCATCGCCTTCTCGATGATTGCGCGGAGCTCCCGTGCCTTTGCGATCAGTTTTTCATCCATTATCATTCAACTCCTAAAATGGTTTTGTTGACGGCCTCAATCGTCGCGAGCTGCTCCTCAAGCTCCGCGACCTTTGCGGACAATGCGGAGACGTCGCCGGATTGCGGTGCAGGCGGCGGCTCGTTGAGCTTTGCGATATACGCCGCGCAAACCTCGTCGTCAGTCGCCGTTTCGCTCTTGCCGGTCAGTTTCCGCAGCGTCGAGATCGGCAGAATGTCGAGGATTGAACCGTCGTCGCGGAGGATCAGGTAGCTGTTTTCGCTGCCGTACAGCGGGTTATTTATCATCGCCTGTTCGGCGGTGATGTCGTAGATCGGGGATGTTTTATCCCAGGGTTGATAGGTCATGTTTTTCACCTCGGAATTATCGGGAGCAAATAAAGCGTGCACGCCTCGTTATATGTATTGCCGTTGGCTGTACCGAAATAGAGTCTGCCGCTTTTTGCCTTGCAAAGTTTATATTGCGTTTCTTCGCCATATTGGTAATATTTCCACTGAGCCACGGAGCCGGACTGTGGCAATGTTCCATATTTCGCTCCGTAGTTGCTGCTGTAAGAAACGGCGGTTGTCGCCATGTAGACAAAAGTGTCATCTACGATGGCACCGAACGGCACGCCGCTGTCCGAGGCGGTCTCGGCGTCGCACCAAAACAAGCACACACTTCCCGGCAAGTCGACCGTGAAACTGTTCGAGTTGTACGACGCGGAGGTGATGTTTACGGTTTTGAGTGATGGCGCAAACCTGCTTAAAGCCGCGTCAAAAACCTTGCCGAAATACACATACTCATAGCCGTCGGACGCACCGCTGTGCGGATATGTGTCGGCAGCGTCAGATGAAATGAGCTCCCAGTCGCCGATCACGGTCTGCTTCACCGAGCCGATGAGTTTTACATCCGTGCCCGGGCCCCAGCCGCCCCAGTTCCCGGTCGGCGAAAGATATCCGATATAGCCACGTGTCGGCGATGTGGCCGACGACGCGACTGAGTATGAGCGGATATATGCCTCCGATGGGACGTACAGGATTTCATCCCGACCTACCCCAGTGTAATCGGACGTGAACTTTATATACTTTCCAGCGCACATATTGTTGAGCGCCGTCGCGTCGTAGTCGGCGTATTTTACGGTTCGTGAGGTCGGGTTTTCGAGCGACACCGCGCCGTTCGATTGATTTATTGTGATCGATGACGCGGTCTGGAAAGACACCGATGAGTTGAAATCCGCGTTTTCGCCGTGATAAAAGAACGGGATGATCGAGCCGCCATAGTCGGTGGTGGAATTGCTGCTGACGAACGCGGTCTGCTGCGTTTCAACATAGCTGTTGGCGGACGGTCTGCGCCTCCACCAGTATAGGTCATATGGGACGAAAGATCCCGTGACGGTTTGCAGTGCGTCCACAATACCCTGTAGCAGCGCTTTATTTATCGGCGTTCCCGGTTCAGTGACTTCTGTCGGCGCGGGGGTAAGTTTTTTCTTTCCGCCGCTGTCAGTGATCGTGTAAAGGTCGTCGCCGGTCGCGACACGATCCTTGATGTCCGGTGCTTGATATACAGCCATTAGATACTTCCTTTCAGCGGCAAATGTACCGCGTTATTCCCGGCGCGGAAAGTCCCGCACCGTCGATAGCTCGCTTTCATGCAGTCGATAAGCAGGTCGATATCCGCGAGCACTTTCTCGATGGTATTCGCGCCGACATAGCCGAGCTTGTCCTCCGGCTTCGGTAGTTCCCCGGTCTCCGCGAGCGTGTAGTACGCGCCCCGGAGCCGCTGCACATTGTCAAGATATGTTGCCCATTGCGCACGCCGAACAATATCGCCTTCCTGCCACTCGCGGTCTTCTGCTTTGCTCCCCTTAAGCACCGGCGTCACCTCCACCGGATACCCCGCCGACGTCAGCGCGGCGGCTAGGGTTTTGACGGCCTGTTCGACGCGGTTGAGGTCGGTGATGTTATAGCAGCCCTTAAGCGGTGTCAGTGTCGTCCCACGCTGTGTCCGCGCCGTCTCGACGTCCTGCGCCGTTCTGTCATATACCAGATTCATCGTGCCGTCACCTCCGCGACTATAGCGCCGCCATAAAGATTATATCGTTCAGATTCTATCCGCGTGTTGATATCGCCTAAATACTCGGTCGCCAGCGTGATCATATCGCCCGGTCTCTCGCCGTTAAGCACCAGCTCCGACGTAATCGTGCCGCACTTAACGTAAAACTCCCACAGTGATGATAGCAGCGTCTGAGCGTTCGCCGCGCTGACGAGCGTCATGTCGCGCACCTCGACGATGTTCGCCGGGTCTCCGACGTTCGTCAGCGGGTTCGTCTTCGAGATTACCGATGTCATGTCGCGGTACTTCTTGCCTGACAACACGCAGCCGCTGTTCGCGGTTATCACGGCAAAATTCGCGCCCGACGAGGTTATCGAGCCGTTCGTGATGACCAGATCGTGCATAGGCTCTGGGAACTCGACGTATATGCCGGTTCCCGTGCCGCTGTTAGCCGCTTTGTACAGCTCCGCAGCCTCAGTGATCTGCGAGTAGCTGTGGACAGTCACGCGTAACTCCGTGAGCTTCACATCGCGGTCGTTAAACGTCTGCCCTTGCATAGTATCGGTCAAGCCGAATTTCTTCACCGGTGTGCTACTCGGAATGAATATCCTGACTTTATCCGTCCTCGCCGTGGACACAGCCGCGCCGACAGCGAAACATATCTGCCGCACAGCCTCGCGACCGGTGCAGACCGGAATCCATCCCGTGACGGTCTTACCCTGTATGCTGTCGCTGATGTCTACAGGTACGTTCGCGACCGAGAATATAGCCGTCAGGAGCGCCGTTGCACTCTGCGACACGTAGATGCCCCCGGCAAACTGTATGCTGTCCAGAAGCCCTATATAGTCCTCTGTGGACACGCTGTAAATCTGCTTCGCTGTTCGCTCGTAGTTCTTTACAAAAAAGACGCCCAGAAGGTCTTTGTCTGTATACAGCGACATCGGCTGCTTTGACTGGAAGACATAATTGACGTCCTCGTCGCTTATCAGTGTGAAGTCCATCGTGTCGATAGCAATTTCGTCCGATACCGGCGAGCATTCCTGAATGACCGAAATGTCTGACAGCAGCCGACCGGCAAAGGTACGTATGACGCCGTGATCAATTGCCCGGAGTTTTAACCGGCAATGAGCAAAATTAATAGACGAAAATGTCAGTACAACTTTGTTGTAATTGTCTACTTTTTTCTTGCAGAAGTAAATCGCTGAATCCGGCGTGAAATCTACATTGTACAGCAGCGACGCGCCGTTGTACCATTTGATATTTACCGCCGTGGCGTATATGCCGACGTCTGTGTCAAACGTCAGGGTGATGCCTTGCGACGTAAAAAGCCCCGATGCGGTCATAGTCAGCGTCAGCGGGCTTGTAAAGCTCCCATCATCGCCAGATAGCGCGTCAGACCACAGACCTATAGCGGTATCTGTCAGATCGTCCGGAAGTACGCCCTGCTCGCCGTCCAGTAAAAACTGGTTTAATTCACCGCCTGTGCCGAAACTCGCGAAGACGAGATCGGCATTAAGGTCGGATAGCTTAGATATACTCGCGGCGTCATTCGACGATGGGACAAACGCCGTCTTCGAGCCGACGGCGATGTCCTTGTAAATCATCCTGATCATGATGGTACCACCTGTGCGTCTATTGGGATGATGTTTACCTGTAGGCTTTCCCAGTACACTATACCGTTTCGGATGCAGGATGTTTTCCGTGCGCCGTTGGAGGTGTACGCCTTGTACGATATCGTCCGGTTCTGTCCGTCGATACACGTGACATTAAAGCCTTCGCGCCGCGGAACCTTGAAGAAGTCCCACAGCGCGTCGAAATCCGCGCGGTTATTACCCGGCGCGAACGTCACCGAGTGCCCGATAAACGTCCCGATTGGATCGAGAAACATATGCCCGTTCGCGAGCGTACGTTTCGTGTTATCGGTGTAGAGAATATTGAAATTCTCCTCGATCTCGACGACGTTCGCGTCATATGATTTTCCTTCGAGTATGCAAACATTCATACCGTTCTTATCCTCATTCCCACACGCTGCTGCTCCTCACGGCTCAGTTCAACTACGGTCCGCGCCAGCTCACGCCGCCCGACCTGTAACACGACATTCATCTGTCTGCCAGAGCCGCCGGATTCCGCGAGAGCTTCGCGGAAAGCCTGCTTGATTGTTTCAAGCGGCGCTTCAATGTTTGTACCCTGTGACTGGTCGCCGAGGACGGCGAGAAATTCACGGTTCGGTGGGATAACCGCGCCGGTTGCCAAGCGAGGTATAGAGAGTTTCGGCAGTTTTGGCGCCGTGAGGGGCGACAAATTAATACCGAAATGCTTACCGCCCACGAGCGGTACCCAGTCAGGGACGTCGAAGCTGATTGAATTCAGTGCTTTGATGACTGTGTTAATGCCCACAACAACATATTCTAGCAGTCCGTTTATCAGGTCTACAACAATGTTTACGGCGCCCTCGAACAGCGCGATTCCGGCGTTAACGAAGCTGTCAGATATTTCTTGCAGTCCGTCAAAAGCCTGTTGCCAGTCGTGCGTGAATACGCCAGTCAAAAAGTCTGCGACGCCTTTGCAAGCGTCGATGATCGTTCCGATGATATCAACGATAAATCCGATAACTTCGCTGACTACATTCCAGATCGTATTAATCACCGTGACGATTATCGGATACAGTGTTTCTTGCAGCCACTTTACGATTGGGCTTATAACCTGATTGTAAATTTTCGTGGCGTTCTCGATTAGCACTGCGACAAATTCGAGTATCTTATCCCAGACAGGTTTTATGTGCTGTTCCCACAACCAGTCGAGCGTATCCATAAAGTTCTGCCAGACAGGCTTTAACAGCCCCTCCCACAGATTTTTTATTCGTTCAGTCAGGTTCTTGAACGCTTCGCGGATGCCTTCGAAGATTGGTGCCCCGTGTTCTTTCCACGCCGCCTTTACCGATTCCCACGCTTCGTTCCAGTATTTTATTAACCGTTTGAAAAACGGCGCGATACCTTCTGACCATACAGAATCAAAGATATCTTTGACATCTTCGAATACCTGTGTTACCGTAGTCACCGATTCCGTACCGATTTCGGTCAGCGTCGGCAAAACAGTGCTCAGTAATCCCTCCGCGAACGGCTGCGCGGCTTCGAGGATATCCCCGAAGATCATATTGAATGTATCAAACAGCCCGAGCAGAATCGTACCTATCGAAGTGATACCCGTCGAAATGAACTCCGGCAGCTGCGTCGTGAAATACTCTCCGAGCGGCGCGGCGAGCGAGCCGACATTCGAAAACATCGTTTCGATATTCGTCTTCACTCCGGCAAAAGCCTGAGACGCGATTCCGGACAGTCCCGAGAACGCTTCCTGCACCTTCGTCTGGATTGCCGGGAGAGCCGGTGTAATCGCGTCGAAGAGCTTGCCGAACTGTGGCTTTATAGTGGTTTCCGCCCACCTTGCAAGCGAGCTTAAAATCGCTTTTATGCGTTCGACCGCGGTCTGAATCGCCTTGACGGCGGTTTCAATGCCGGACGTATCGAATTCAAGCGGTATCTTCCCGCCGTCTTTATCCGCGATGTTCGCGAGGTCCTCGACGGGCGTGTCCGCTCCGGCTCCGGCGCTCGCGGTCGCTGATTCGGCAGTCTTGTCGCTCAGCGTCTGGATTTCATCAAACCCGGCGAGAGCGCCCTTCTGAGCGTCCGCAGTCTCTTCCACAGCCCCTGTGAGCTTCTGCTGTGCCTTTGTGGCGGCTTGAATCGCGTCTGCGTCTTCCCATCCGAAGATCTTCTGTAAAGCCCGCCACGCGGCGTTAGCGACCTCTGTCATACGCTGTAATGCCGCCGTCATCGACTGTACCACAGGTATTGCCAGCTTAAGTACCGGCTGACCGATGACCGCTATCAGCTGCTTCCATGCCTCTTTCAAGTTTCCGATGACGTTTTCCCATCCGTCAGCTTCACGTGCCGCCTGCCCGGTCGCGCCGGAGAGATCGTTCGCGTCCTTGACCATCTGTAGGAGTGTGAGCTGCTTCTGAGCCTCAGAGAGGTTCTGGAACGATTTGCCGTACAGCTTCATTGCCGCGGCGTTTCGCGTGTACTCCGTCGCGGATAGCCCGAGAGCGGCGTCGTTCGCGTAGTTGCCTTTCAGGAAGGATTTCAGCGTCTCTGACGTGTCTTCGAGTGACCTGTCATAATACGCCGCGCTGTCCGCCGCGACTTGCAGTGCCTCTTTCATTATGCCGAGAGCCGACGCGGAATCCATGCCGGATGTCTTCGCGAAAGCGTAGATTTCTGTCGCTATGGATTTCAGCCGCGTTTCAAGGATACTGCTTTCGTCTGCGACGCGCGTTATAGCCGCCGAAGCCGCCCCCTCGAGCTCGCCGAAGGTCTGCGACATGGCGCTGTTCGCGGCTTTGACCGATGCGGCGGTTTCAAGCGCCTTCTTGCCGAATGCCACTATAGCCGCGACCGAGAAGGCGGTGGCGATTTTTGTTTTTAGCGCCCCGAGCTTGCCTGACAGCTGAGACACTGAAGAATTTATGTTTTTTACGCCTTTGTCAAAGCCTTTGGAATCGATTTTCGTATCAAAATTCAGGCTTCCATCGACAGCCATTCAGCCACCACCTCACGTAAATATCGCTTTAAGTCTTTCCTGTTCCTCAATTTCCTCGTCTGAGTACCGGGTTTTTAATTTAATCGTATCGCCGTTATCGCGAAGGAGTTCGCGCTCTTCTTTGGTCAGCGTTTTTCCTTTCGCCATCTTCGACCGGATGCCGACGACGGTCGCGAAACGTCCTTCGCCGATCTCGTAAAAATAGCCGAGGAACGTCCACCAATGCAGATATTCCACGGCTCTTATTTCTTTTCCGGCGACGCGATTCACAGCGGCGAAGATCATGCCTTCGTCCTGCTCCCAGTCCATCAGGCGTATAGACGGACCGTTGCCCGGAAGCTCCGCGCCGTCTATAAACCACATTGCCTGTTTCATTGCCCCTTCGGTGTCCTCGGGAACGGTCTTGTACAGGCAGTTCAGGCAAGTGGTGATCTTCTCCCGCTCACTTAAGTTCGGGTCGCTGAATGCCGCGAAGATCACCAGAATCACACGATAATCGGTTCTTATCGGATATTCTTCACCCGCGACATTCAGCGACGTCGGAAGCCCGATCATTTCAGGTTTTCGACCTGCGACGTGTACTTTTTAATCTTCGTCGCAGATTTCTTTTTCTCTTCCTCGATTACACGCGTAATTTCAGGCGCTATGCACTCGAGGAAATTCGCGAATATTGGCTGACCGCTCGCGAAAGACGCGCTGTTAGTCTCACCGAAAATGGTGTCGGACGAACCAGCGCCAAAGATTTCGTCGATCTGTGCGCGGACGACCTTATCAAGCTCTACCATACCGTCAATATCCGGCGTGATATGCAGCTCGTCAAGCGCGTCTTTTGCTTTGTTGATACGTTCGATGATTCCGAAGTCGGACGGATTGATGCGGAGGACCCTGTTCGGGTCCCCGTTGATCTCGTATTCCTTGACACCGGAATCGAAATTCAAGCTTTTCATGCGTCACCTCATGCCGCGTCGGCGGTGAAAGCCTTTGCGGACGGGTCGAACTTGCCCTTCACACGATCGCCGCAGAAATGCAGTGTGAACGGAATCTGATATCCGCCGTAGTCTCCGCCATAGGACACGATTTCGACGATAGCGGTCTCCTTGTACGCAACGTACTTGCCGGACGTCGCTTCATCCCACGTCTGGACTTCCACATAGTCGGTTTCGACCTTGCTTCCGGTCAGGCGGTTATCGATGATGTTCTGCAAGTAGTCAAAAAGCTTCGTGCCCTTACGCGCGTAATACGGCTCTGCTGACGCGTCGGGCTCATAGCCTTTAAGGTTGATCGCGACTTCGCCCCAGATATTGTGGTTAGTCTCGATATCCGCGTTCATGTTGGTGATAAACTCCTCGAGGTCCTTACCGATTTTCTCGTAGGTCTCGGATTCAGTACCCGGCGTAGCGTTCAGGTAATGCGCGAGATATTTTCTCTCGATCTTCTCGCCGGTTGCTACTGCTGCTGCCATTGATTATTCCTCCGTGTAAATTTTATACTCCGCGATAAGCTGTAGCTGATACCGCACGCCGCCGTTTAAGCCAGCCGGTATCTCGTACAGCATACCGTTTGCCGATGTGATTTTTGTGATCTCTCCGGGATATTCCTTGCCGTCAATTTCCGCCGTTATCTCCGTGCCGCGTCCGTGCCGTTCGAGGTACTGCGCGAGGTCGAGGAGCGCCCCGGAGTTGTTCAGGCGGTCAAAATCGTTGAGCGACTGCCACACGCTATAGAAATAAAACGTATGTTGCCGTACCTGATTCCCACAGATATCTTCCCTCAGCAGTTCGTCACCGGCTGACGAGAGCGAATAGCTGTCGGGCGCGAGATCGGCGAATTCAATGTGAATTGTTCCGATCTCAGATATCCGGGGGAATTCGGCGATTAATTCCCGCGTTGCTTCGATGATATTCATTGTCCGCCTCCTGCGATTTTCTCGGCGCCGCGTCTGATGGTGTCACCTTTCTCGGATTTCATTGCCTCGAACCAGAGCTTTTGAGCCTTCGGATGTTTGTCTCTCGAGTAGGTGATTTCGCGGCCGGTTGGGTGCTTCTTCGGCGGCGAAAACCATCCCATAAGCTCGCCGTCCTTGTAGACCGGGATGTTAGGTCCATATATTTCGCCGTAGTACTGGTATCTCGCATACGGCGAGTTATACACGATGTGCCCGGAGCCGATTTTCGTACCGAGTGTCACGGATTTAATCATAGCTCCGGTGCGCATAGGCGTGTATTTGTCCATATAACGGATACACTCGCTGTCGACGAAACGCTGTGCTTTGCGGAAGTCTTCATTCGTCGCTTTCGCGAAATTCGGGTTCCACAAAAAATTGAACCCGCCGTCGACGTGATCTTTAGGCTGATTCATACTGCCGTCACCTTAATGTGCCGCAATGCCGTCCCGTACAGCTTATTATCCACAGCCTTTACCACAGCTGGTGAATAATTCCGTAGGTCGCGCATACTCTCGGACACCGTTTTCTCGGATGTGTTATCAAATTCGATTTTACATTCGCCCTTGACAAACATATCCTTCATAGGCGTCTTCGGCGCGGAATCGGCGTATTCCTCGGGGATGTACACTGTGATGCCCACATCCTCGACATTTGCGCCTTTCATAAGCGCCGCGCCTCTGGATTCCATCCAGAAGACAGCGGGGATATATACGCGCTCGTAGCCGATGCCTGACGCGCGGTACAGCGTGCAGTCTGTGTTCGTCAGCATTTAATCCAGCCCCCGATACAATAATCCTGTGCCCGCGAAATACTTGTACACGCACCCGCGCACGCGGCAGGACAGCACCGACGCGCGGGCTTCGCCGGAATCGTATGTTACCGACAAATCTCCGGTTCGCTCGCTTGTCACGCCGTCAGCACCCGTGTTATGATCATGCCGCCATAAAAGCTCTGCCACCTCACAGCAGCAGAGCTTAGCGGTATCATCAATTTCGGGCAAAGTGCCGGTAAACGCCATAATATGCGCCGCGGCATTACGCGCCCAGAAGTAAAAATCCTGAGCCGGTATCAGTGGATCTTTTCCGCCGAGATATGCGTCAAGGTAGTATTCATAGTCCGCCCAGCACATAATTACGACGCTGCTTTGTGCAGGTAGATGCCCGCCACCTTGTTCTCGTAAGCGTCGGAGATACCGACGTTACGATAGCCGAACTTCCATGCGTCAGCGTCCTGGTTCTGCTCAGGGGTAATTACCTTCGGCGCGACGTGCTTCTGGTACTGGATGACGGCGGGCTTGTGGATGATCATAAAGTTAATGTTCTTCGCGCCGTCAGCCTTCTTGAAGCCGCCTGCGGTCTGGTCATCAGTGCCGGAGCCGGAAATGGTTTCAACCTTACCGGACAGCTGCTTGATGCCGGTATAGAAACGGCTCTGCGGAACCTTAACGATCTTTGCGAAGCCGTCGAGCACTTCCTTCGACTTGGTCGTATCGAGGTCGCGGATAAGGCCGAGAAGGGTCGGAGTGATATACAGATAGCGCTCAGTCGAGGGAACCTCCGCTTCGTCCATAGCATTTACTGCCGCGCGAAGTGCGGTAATGACGTTCGCGCCGGTCGAAAGCGCCGCCGCGTCAGTTGTGCCGATACCGGACATAGACGCGAGGGTTGCGAATCTGAATGCGTCAAGCTCAGGAACGACCTTAACGCGGATGAACTCGGATGCAAGTCGGCCGAAAGCCATCATTGCAGTCTCGATGTTGTCGAGAGTATCCACGTTAAAGATTCTGCCGCGGTCGAAGTTGCACTTCACCGTTTCGTTGGTAAAGGTTACGTCACCGCCGACATAACCGCCGTTGCGGGAGTAGTCCGCAAGCCCGCTCATGTCGATCTTCGGGATAATCATTTCATTTACATTCTGTCCCTGACGCGCGAGTTCGGGCGCACCGTCGAGATCAGAGGTAAGGGACGAAAGCTTGTACACCTCATCAAGGAGGGGCACATATTTCTTAAAAAGTTCAATAGAGTTTGGCATGTTTTAATCCTTTCTGTTACTTTTTCGGCTCGAGCCCCATTGCCACGCGTACAGCAGCGAGAGGATCAGAACCGGTGCTGCCACCTGTCGGAGCGACGGGGTTGTGGACGGGCTCGTTTGACGTGAACAGATAGTCGTTGTCGGTCTTGCAAGCCTCGAGAGCGGACTTTATGTCTGCGTCTCGGTTGGTGGACGCTCTGAGCTTATCCACATCGAGCAGAGCCTTGACTGCCTTTGAGTTCTTCGCGCCGGACGCGGAGATAGCGCTATCAAGTACCGCCGAGAATTCCATGTCGGCGATCTTCGCTTTATACTCGTTGTCCTTCGCGGTCAGGTCGCCGTTGAGCTTCGCGATCTGCGACTTAAGGTCGGAGACGTCGATACCCTCAAACGACTTAAGCTGTTCTTTCGCACCGTCGAGCTGTGACTTAAGGTCGTCACGAGCTGTGCGGAGACGGTTCGTCTCTTCGGCGGTTTTGTAGTTCTCGCCGAACTGCGATGTAAAGGCGTCCTTTTTGTCTGCCGGAATCTGAATTCCGAGCTCCGTTAAGATGGTTTCAATGTTCTTCATTGCGTGCTTCCTTTCTTCGTAGCTTATATCCCGCTCCGACAGCGGCTGAAAGTCAGCCGGATACCCTCCGGCGGGGGAAAATGATATAAAAACAGCACCACACAAATGAATCGTGTGATGCTGAAATTATTAAATTAAAGCTTGCTTACAAACTTAAGTTTGGTTCTAAGTTTAACGCAAGTTAATGCTAAGTCAGTGTTAAGTTCAGCGTTAAAACTTTACTCGAGAAATTCAGCGTCCATGCCGCTGAAATCAAGACTGCTTTCAATCGCTACGCTGTTCTCTATCTCATACGCCACCATAGCGCCATAGACCTTACCGCCAATCTTCAATCTCTTGAATCCCCGCGGTATCGAATCGAAAGTTAGAACCGCGTATTTGCCTATATTAACACTGCTTTTTATTTTCATCATCAGCCCTTACCTTTCTTGTAGTATTCTTCGAGCTCTTTTGTATATTGCTCGAGATGCGATGTGATCTCTTCAATCTCGGCGCGCGGAACGCCGTATTTTTTCGCGTTCCTGAGAATGAATTTCTTAACGTCGATCTCGTTGAGGATCGTCCTCAGAATGACATCTTTATCAGCGTTCATCTCCTTGCGGTTCTGCTGGAAATGATATGTCTCTTCGAGAACTTCAGAGATAGTCGCGTCCGGACGGAAGATCAGAACGTCGCCGATGCAAGAAGCAGTGGCGTTATTCTCTTCAAGATGCTTATAAAGCGAATCGCCGTACTCACAGCGAATTACTTCCGCGCCATTCTTCTTCGCCTCGATCGTAAGATCGTTGAAGACCCTTTCCGATACAGGCTTTACATTCTCGCGCGGCTTGTAATCTTTCCTCCGATACATCTCTGTATCTATTATACCACTTTTTTCGGATTTGTCAAGGGGTATTTCCACAGGATTTGCGTCAGTCTTCACCGGAGCCGGCGCCGGATTGCTCCGACCTTCCATCCCGCCGAGCGCAAGGTTAATTCTCTCTCGCTGCGGAGTTAAGCCCATAGCGCGGGAGAATCGCGTGTATTCCTGCGACACTGCCTGATAGGATATCTTCGCGTCCTGTATGGTCTTCTCGTCCGCGCCGCCTTCCTTCAACAGGTCGACGGCGTGATACCGAGCTGCTACAGTGCGTTCAAGCCGCCGCTGTTTCTGCGACGCCTCGTACTTCGTGTATTTCTTGCCCTTGTACTCGTGCTCCTCAGCCTCATCAGCTTTCATCTGCCTGAGCTCCTCGGCGGTGTACGACGGTTCTGAGACGCCGGGAACGACCGGGTAGAAATCATGCCCACAGTTCGCGCCTTTGAGCCCGTCTACCCTGCCATAGCCGCACACGCTTTTCAGCTGTGCCATTGTGTACCAGCCGCCTTGCCACTCGACATGCTCAGGTCTACAGCAGGAGTGTGCCGAAACTTCGTACATATCTGTGCCGAGAGCGTTTGCGTTGTCCTCACTCACCTGCGCTGTAAGCTGCCCGATGCCGGTCATCACGGCGCGTCTGGCGGCGACGTCGATCCGCGCCGACGTCGGACGTTTTGACACGGAGTCGTAGTTGATCGTCCGAATGCCGCTGTTGGCAAGCTGTGTGACGGTGTGCTGTAACACCGTGTTATAGTCAAACGCGCCGGACGAGATGTCCAGCACGGCGGCGTCGAGCATATCCGTGTAATACTCGGTCAGGCTGACAGTCTTGATCTTGCCCTTGTTCGCCGTCGCCACGCCGAGTGTGCGGGTGATGTTCCGGAGTTCGTCTGAGGTCTGTTTTTTAATCGCCGCGACGAGCTGCTTTAACGGTTCGTTGTCCTTGTAGGCAACAGCCGCTTGACCGACTGCCTTGTACAGCTTTTTACTCCGCGCCCAGTCGGTCTTCGCCGCGTCAGTGTAAATCTTATTTACCTCATCTTCGGACGCGCCGAGCGCCTCGGTGATCTCTTTTTTGATATCATCCGCCGCCTTGCCGAGCTCTGACGCGCGGTATATCTGCCAGTCGGCGGTACGTGTGATCTCTTCGGCGTTTTTCAGCCGCCGGATGATATCACGCATGATACGCTTTTCGAGCTGCCGGAACTGCTTTTCAAGCCCTATGGGGAGAGATTCAATCTCGTCAGCGGTTAACATATCACATTACCACTTCGTCGCGCTCAGGGAGGTTTTTAAGCGCATCCTCGACGCTTTCGCCATACCACTTCGCGCGGTACTCCTCAAGCCTCATAACGCCCATCGAGACGTCCGCGCGATCTTGCTGCCGTTCAGTCTCTTCGTCGATCAGAATGCTGTCCTTGAAGTCGCAGACGAATTCGTAGCCGGATGTTGTCTTCGCCGACCAGAAGGCAAGCGCGAAGACGAGATCGTCGAGACAGTCGCGAAGATTCTGCTGAATCGCGTTAACTGTGTTGTACTTGCGCTTCTTCGCGGCGAGGATTTCGGTTGCGGTCTTCTCCACAGTCTGTGGATTTGAGATATCACCGTACGACAGCCCGACGGCGAACTCGATTGCCCGCTTAAACTCTTCAAGACCAGAGATCAGCGACTGTTCCCGAAACTCCGGCGAGAACGCCTCGAAGAATCCTTTACCGTCCTTGCCGGGATCGATGTCCACAGCCCTGTACAGCCGCTTCGAAAGCTTCGGAAGATGGAATTTACCGTTGTCGTCCTTCTTCAGCGCCGCCGGATCGACGTGAATCGCACGCTCACCGGATTCAAACTCCCAGTCAAGCCGCCCGAACTGCGTGTCGACGATTTTAATTAAATCGACCGCCGGATCGAAGATCGAAACTCCGGCGTTGCTGCCGTCTATCGTGTTGTCGATTGGGTTGCGGTAGTATCCATAGATCGGGCGCGTCATGCCGGGGTAGCGCGTCTCCGGCGCGATGTTCGCCCATTTGTCTAATACCGACAAACTCGTCTCGATTCCGAGATTATTTTCGGAATAACTCACAAAAGCGCGGTTGATGATCGTCAATCCTGTCTCGTCGAGATGGTGCCACTCGAGGCGCGTCAGATACTGCTCATCCTCCTTGACAGTCTCCGGGAAGATGACGTCTATTAGGCGTCCCCGGATGTCGTAGGACAGCGGGATAAAAGCGTTCTGCGGCAGGAACTGAACACTGAGATCAGGCATAGGCTTAATGACCAGTGCGCCGGTTGCAAGCCCCGACTGGAAACTGACGTTAAAATTTCTCAGCACGGCTTGAAACGCCGCGTCGAGATTGGCGTCCGAGACGGTCGCTGTCATCTCGCCGACCGCGATATTAGCGAACTCACGTACGACGCCTTGCTCCACTCTGAGGGAGCGGATATCGTCGGACAGCCACGGCGCGTGCCCGGTATACATATCTGCCCACAGCTTTAATCTGTCTGCCGTGTCGGGCGTCAGCGCGGGCTTTACGCCGAGCGCCGATCTTATCTGGTCAGGTGCAAACAATTGCCGTATCAGTCCTTTCAGAAAAGTGATAAATTTCATACTTGTCCCTCATGGTCGATAAATCGCTTCATATCGCGCTCGAAGGTGTATTCGAAAGCGTCGAGAGAGTCGATATCTGTTGACCCATCATCGAGGCGAACATCGTCAAGCGCCTTGTCGTCCCACACAGCCTCTGAGAGCGCCGTCCTGAGCGTTTCGCAGTCGGGGGTATATAAGAACCTTCCCGCGCCCATAAGCGCCTGTGTGGCGGCTATGCGGTCGTTGACACACGCCTTGACAGCCGGTCGGACGATCGTCGCGGGCATAGCTTTGTCAAAAGCCCGTGCAAGCCCCCGACCGAGGACGGTTTCGGCGTTATCGAAATAGATATAGTCGATTTCACCGTACTTCGCGGCGACACGCTGTGCGAACTTGATGACAAGATCGTTTATATCGCCCGGGTCCAGGTCGCCGAAGTGACGTTCAGACGCCAGTGCGATGAGCTTATCATAGCCGCCTGTTTTCGCAGTCGCGACGAAAGCGTGCCCGGACTTATTGCCGCCGAAATCGACGCCGATGACGATTTCGGTGATTTCGCGTTTCTTGAATTCGCCGGTGAAAAGAAATTTCGCGGGGTTGTCCGCGAAACGCCGGTATATCGCGCCTTCTGCCCGGACCCACTTGCCGAGTATCAGGCGGTCATAGTAAATCGTTCCCTCGTACTCCTTGCAGAGATTCTTCACGAATTCCGGCGAGAGGAACGTGTTATCAAAAATCGTATACTGCTGGCAGTAAATGTCGGCGTCTGAATCGAGGAATGTTTTAAGCCAGTGCGTCGGGTGCTCAGGGTTGAGAGAGCCGTCGAAACACGAATACGGCTTGTCGAGACGGCTCTTTAACATGTTGAACACGTCTTCGTGCCATTTCGCCACCTCGTCACCGTAAATGTATTTCGCGGACGCGCCCTGAATCTTCGCGACCTGCGAGACCTTCTCAGCTCCGAGGCAGTAGACATCTTCACCACATACACGGGCGATATTCCGCGAGTTGATTGTCCCGACCACACTCGAAGTGTACCGCTCGCGCATAGGCTGTAGGACGTTTCGCTCGATGGTCTCTTTTGAGACACCGACGATAAAACATAAGCCGTCTTTGCCTATCCGCTCGCGTATTCTCATCGGAATCACCGCAGTGACATCCACATAGGACTTGCCCGAACGTACCGCTCCCGACTTGAAGTTCCAGCGTTTATTTGCCTCGGCGATGTACTGCTTTTGCTTCGCGGTCAGCATCTGTTCTCACCTCGGCTAAAATCTTGTCGAGCTTTTCGAGAGCCGGAGCGTCAGCGTCACTGTCGGACTTAAACATTCCGATGTGCTTGCCGATGAGCTCGAGAGCGCGGAGTTTATCCGACGCTTTGAGCTCGCATTCCTCCGCAGGGAAGAACGCCACTTTCGACAGCTCTTCAAGAACCTTATCGGCGGTTATACCGGTGCGCTTCGATTGCTCAACACGTAATTTGGCAATATATCCCAGTATCTCAGGTTTCTGTAGGTTCTCGCTAGCTATACTTGCGGCAGTTTTTTCAGAGTACCCTGTCCTTAGCGCGGCTTGCGTCGCGTTCAGGTCTACGAGGTATTCCTCGCAGAAGCGTTTCTGTTTGTTCGTCATCCGGTTTCACCCGCCTTTCATGTAAAATAGTCGCGCCCGCCCCCACCACTGCGTATAACGGCGCGTGTTTACCCTGTACCCTTTCCCGTGCCGTGAAGGAGTGTTGAACACGCACGGTAAAAATCAGGAGGCTGTGTTTCCACAGTCTCCCGATGATACCATTATACCACAGTGGATGTGACATTTGTGACAAGTTTAGCTTTGCCGCAAAAATCTGTTGCACCGCTGTCTGACGGTTGCCGCTGTGTTGCCTCCGCCGACACGCATTGCGACTGCTTGCCAGCTCAGGTTGTCGACAAAGCGCGCGGTGAGAATCTGCCGGGTCAGGCTGTCTTCGACGCCCGAGATATAATTCATTAAGCGTCTGAGTTCCTGCTCTTCGCGGCAGATTTTTTCGAAGATCAGAGACTTAAGCATTGCTATCTCCACAGCGATTGCCGTCCGGTCGGTGACGCTGCCTTTGCCGTTCGGCATACCGGACGAGATCGGCGACGTCGATGACGCGGCGGCTTCAAGCTTTGCCAGTCGCTCTTTGTCTGAGTTAATCTCGCGGCGGAGATAGTACAGCTGTGATAGCTCCTGCCGGGTCATTTTTTGTCACCACATGAACTGCAGAACCGATGACACGTCGGGCATTCGGCGAAATAGTCCGGCGAGAACAGCCCTCCCATATAGCTGCCGTAGTCTGTCGCGTCCACCTCAAAGACACACCCACAGTGCTTGCATTCGAAGTGAATTGGCTCGGGCTCTTTGCCCTGCTTGATAATCTTAATCGCCATCACTTTTTCCTCCGTATACAGCCACTAAAGACGGGAATGGTGCGGGAAATTTACAGTTGCTAAACTTCAAACGTCCTCTAACGAATGCGATTTCAGCTTTTCCGAGCACGAAATCGTGAAACCATATCGTATCGGTGCGTGCGGGCAACAGCATGACAACTGTGCATCCAGTTCGCTGATGTTCTTCGTATGCCTTACGAACCCATAGCCCTGTTGTATAGCGCCCATATGGTGGATTGACCCACACAGTGTGTCCAGCCCAGCTTTGCGCGAGCCCGTCTTGTTCTTTCGTATAGTAGTTGGCACATTTCGCATTTTCGGGTGAGGCCGCTGCGTCAAGCGTGAAATGAAATTCTCTGTTCAGCCCGTCGAAGAAACTTTGCGGCGTTTCCCAGTCCTCTTTCTCTGATGAAAACATAAGCTCAGTGTTCATCGTCTTCCACCTCCTCGAGCCAGTACCTCTTCCGGCAGTCAGGGCATTCGCACTCGCCGCGACCGATCTTCCCCTTCTCCGGGCAAGCAAACTCTTCGTCAAAGCTATTTGGGCAGAAATCTATCGTGCCGTTGCTGGCCATGCTCGCCCTCGGAAACATCTTCAGAAACTCGTTCTGCCGGGTTTTCCTCGGATGCTCCTTCGCCCACCGTTCGACAATTGCGACGGCTTCTTCAGGATGTTTCCTTATCGCGCCCCAACATCCTTCGCGACCATGTTCCAGAGCGTCTATTTTGCACTTCCTGCACTCGTAGTTTAACAATTCGCACATTCGGTATTTTTCATTAATGAATTCAACCGCGTCCATTTTCATCCTCCTTGTCAAAACATTTTCTCTTCCCCTCGTGGCAGAATCCGTCCCGAGGAACGGTACAGCCGAACTCCCGGCATGTCAGCGCGCTCTGCGAGTCAGAATACGGCTCGGAACGCTCGCACTCAAAGCATCTGACGACCGGAATGACGTCGGCAGTCTCCACCTCCTTCTTAGCGACCAGAATCGCGATGACAAGCCCGCGAAGCAGATCGGGAGACTCCGAATTCTTTGACCTGCAAGTTCCTTCGTAGCTCAGAGCTTTCAGAAGCTTCTGACGGTCGATGTATTCAGCCATCATTATCTCCCTCCTCGCGTTCGATCTCTTCCCATTCCAACGGACAATCGTCGTAAAACGGAATACGATAATCGACTTCTGCTGTAGCGCCCTTGCTGCACTTATGTTTTTCCCAGCTGTAATAAGGGCATTCGCCGCAGCAGCCGATCTTAATTTTTATGTATCGTTTTGCCATTGTTTTCGCCCTTTCTTTCGCCATAGCTGCAATAATCATCAGTTGTTCGTGCTGCTCCGTAACCGCCCATTTTCGGGTGTGTACAGTGCACCATAGGCAGAACACGCCATTCCGCTTTCGCCGCGTATGCGCAGTCCTTGCAGTAGACGACCGGCGCAACATTGTCAGGCGGCATAAGCGTGACGCACCTCTCAGCCGTGCTCTGGTACACTTCGACATCGCTTCTTGCAGATCGGATAACTTCGGGGATGGTTCTCAGCAGTTCAAGCACTTTGCTTCGTTCGATGTATTCATCCATTTTTATCCTCCTGTATCCTCCTGAGCCGTTCCCAATCATCATACGCGCCGTGCGTCTGATTCCGGCAGTCGGCCTCGTTGTCGTAAAGCTCGCAGCGTCTGAAGCTGTCGAACTCCCACAGTCCGTGAATCTGCCGTCCGCGGTCGTCGACTAGCCCGATGAGGTTATCGCCGTCGTCCGTTTCGAACAGTTCCCGCGCGTGACCGCGCTTCACGCGCCCGTTCTGGTTTACATAGTATTCGTTGAATCCCAGCGACTTGTCCCGCGGCGAGGGGATATAGGCTTCGATCTGCTTCTGCGTCTTCTCGTCAATCATGACTGTCCTCCTTTGCGAACCAGAATTCGCGTTTGCATTTTCCACAGTCGTAGTCTGTGGGACACCTGCGTCGCTCGCCTAACCGTCCCGGGCAAAGGTCTATAGCGTCATCCGCCATAATCCTGACTGTGTGAGGGAACATCTCGAGAAACCTTTCCTGCCGAGTCTTAACCATATTGCCAGCGTCGGCAGAATGGTCTTCATCGTCGAACCACTGCGCCGGAATCCCGCTGATCTTGCACGTGCGATTGTCGCGTCCGAAATCGCAGTGCGCACAGTCGCATTGTTCGGTGCAGTAGTTATGGATGTGCATTGCTTCTTGCTTGATTTTATCGTTCATCGACCAATCTCTCCATTTCTCGCATTTTTTTGTCCAGCATCATGTCGCCGGTGATATCCCGCAGTGCTCGCAGCGTCAGTGCCGCGATAAACGCGGGGTCGTTCGAACCGTTAACCTGTACCCGGCAGGATTCTGTCAGCTTGATGATGTCAGGCCAGCTCATTTTTTCCATTGTGCGATTGTACTCCGCGAGGTATTCATTTCTCGCGGTTGCCGCTTCGGCAGGCGTTTTGCGTCCGGCTCTGACGTCCCGTCCCAGACCGGCAATGCGGGCGAAGTATTTGTATTTTGCCGGGGGCATTGCGTCATAATCGAGGTATGCGCCTTCGTAGGCTCTCAGTTCAGTTTCGGGGAAGGTCATTTCGATTTGCCTCCGATTCGTGCATCAGACGCAGAGTAGCCAGAACGATTCGCTGCATTTCTTGCGTTAAGGTTCGGAATAGCTCGATGAGCTTTTGCTCATCCGGGGTAAGATTGTTCATAGTTTTGTATCCTTTCTGTTATAGCATGCGGTCAAGTGAACGGGAAACCTGACGACCCTGACGAGGATGACGGCTACTCTATTCTTTTATATTATTTTTTTTTTTTTTTCATAGCGTAAAGGTATAAAAGCCGTCAGGGTCGTCAGG